GGGCGTGAGTACGCCAGTAATCCCGACCGCTCCGCCGAACGACGTGCTGAGATCGTCGGTGTCGAACTCGGCGATCTTCGTTCCCGAGCCGTCCTCGAACGACCACGAGTTCGGCGACGTCCGGTAGAAGAGCGCACCCTCCCGGCCGGATGACGTGTGCGCCTCCAGTCCGTGCGGTCCAGTCTCGTCCTGGCGACCGAACACGATCGAACGAACCGCTCCCACGATGTCAACGTCGCCGTTGACGGCGAGAGTCAGACCGGGCGTCGCGGTCCCGATCCCGACCCGGTTGTTCGTCGAGTCGACCTTCAGCGTAGAGGTGTCGACGGTGAGGTCGTCGTCGATCACGACCGATCCTCCGACGTCGAGCGCGACCGACGGCGACGCGGTGTTGATCCCGACCCGGTCGTTCGTGGCGTCGACGACGAGCGTGTCGGTGTCGACCGTCAGCGACGTGATGTCGAGGACGTTGAGTTCGGCCGCTGTCAGGACCTGCCCTGGAACGAACGTCATCGCCTACTCCTCGTCGATGTACGAGGGCGGGTCGATCTTCTCCGTGCCGACCTGGCTCTCAATCCAGGCATCCCACTCGTCGGTCGTCATCACGCGAACGTCGTCGTCGACCTGGACGTTCACGGTCCCGTCAGGGTGCGCTGCTTCGAGTTCGGCTCTCGTCCACTCAGGCATTGTTGTATCCGTACACTCGAATGTTGCCGCTGTTGAAGGTGCCAGATGCGAGCGTCAGATGAAACCCGGTGCGGCTGACTCCGTCGGGCGATTCATAACCGAAGCTTCCGTTGTTGCCGTAGCCGTAGTACAGGCCGGTGATGCCTTTGCGTTGCGTGGTCGCTGGTGCGTACACGTCTAGCGAACTGTAACTTTGGTCGCTGTTTGCGGTTATGGAAATTTCGGCGTATGCCGTACCTCCGCCGCCGGTGAAACTGTTCGTTATCGTTGCCGTGCCGTTGTTGAGTTGTAGCCGGTTGCCATAGAAGTTCGCACCGCCTGAAGACACGAATTGGAATCGCACAGCAACATTCGGCGAGCTGTGGTCCATGCTGTCAAGCACGATGCGGTAGCTGTGGAAGTCGGACGAGAACGCGTCGGACACGGTCACCGACGCGACGCCAGACCCGATCGACTGCGACTTGATGAACACGAGTCCGGCGTAGCTGTTGAGGTCGGCGGCGGTCAGGGTCGCGCCTGCGGCGAACGGGTACGGGCTGGTCACGGCATCATCCTAGGTGATTAGCGTCGAGCACGCCGCGGTCTGGATCGTCCAGAATGAAGGCCAGGTAGATCGACTGCGGGCGAACCTTGAGCGTCACGACAATGTCAGCCGGGGTCGCTTCGATCGTGCGGCCAGCGATGACGAAGTCGTCACCAGCAGCAGCGCCTCCCGTCGGGGTGTAGGCGATCTGCCCGGTCTGCCACAACTGCTCCACGTCGAGCAGCCCCTTCAGCGACAACGAGTTGTCCGTGGCACGGCACATTCCGTCTGTGACCTGGAAGCTCGACACGGTCATCTCGGCTTGTTCTTTGTACGAGTACCGGTTCACCCACAACTGGGCGGTGTAGAGGGCGCGTGCGTCCGAGGTCGAGGTCGTCTGGTAAGAGCGAGCGCGGGTGCCGTATCGCTCTTGCGAATCAGAGTCGGAGAATGTCTGGGCCGTGCCGCCATCGAGAGCGGTGACTTCTGCGGCGTTCGTGATGAGGTCGATGTGGAAGTCGCGTTTGAGATTCCGGTATGGGCGATGGAAGGACAGCAGCGACCCGTCGCCGTCCGGCTGCGAGAACTTGAACACGTTGCCGGTAGCTAGGACGTTGGCCCGCGCCAAGCCGTCGACGGTAAACCCGACCCACGAGTCGTTCGCGACGTAAGTGCCCGAGTCGTCGAGAATGGTTGGGAACGCCACGGTCTGCTCGTTCGGCATCACCGAGTTGTTGATCGCATCGCCCAGGACGAACGACCCGGCCGATGCTGGCAGGTTGTGGGCGACGCTCTCAGTCGACGCGTTCAGTTCTTCCCACCATGTCCGCATCGTCGGGTAGCCGATCGTCGGGACCTTCGTGCTGTTCAGCAGCGACGCCGGGTTCGTCATGTCGAACAACTGGTCGGCGGTCGATGCGTTCGTCATCCCGTAAGTGAACGCCTGCTGTCGCCCGATCACCTGGAACGCGTCAACCGACGTGAGGGTCATCCTGCTGCGCCCGTCGCCATCGTCGTCGAACAGCAGATCGGTCACGACACCGTGGAACACTTGCACGGCAGAACCGACCCCGTCGCTTGCTTCGATGAAGCACCCCGACGACAGCCAGTCGAACCCGGCATAGGTGCCAGACCCGGCAGGAGTAAGTTCGCCGTCGCTGTTGTCGAGCGTAACGGTGCAGGTGCCGGTCCCCATCATGCCGGGGTCGCACTGCTGGTCGATGAACAGCCCGAGCGTGCGCGACGTGAAGTCAGTCAGCGACAGGCTCGCGCCGCTGTACTTGCCGAAGCGAATCGTGAAGTTCGTCGCCTCCTGGACCATCAGTACCTCGCCGTGCCGACCGGGACCGGGATCGCTCCACGCCTGCGCGTGTAGTCTTGCAGCGCCCGCACCACGTCGTCACCGTTCGCACCGGTCGGCATGTTGATCGTGATGTGGGTGTCGCCTCCGCCACCGAACCCGGCAGGCAGCGGCGACGATCCTGGCGTGCGATGCAACGGCACGACCGCCTCCGGTCCTGCCTCGCCGATCAGCGCCCTAGTCGGTCGGGTCACGATGCCGCCCTCAGCACCGAACGCACCGAAGTCGATCTGGCCGATCTGGTTCGACAACTGCGCCGTGGTAATGCCGTAGGCCTGCGCGAACAGGTTGAGTCGAAGGTCGATCGGGATGCTGATGCCTGACATCCGTTCGAGCGCGCCGATCGCTGCGCCGATCTCGGACACGGCGACGTCGCCCGCCGCTGCGACCGCACCGATGCTTTCGATGAAACTCGTGAACGCCGCATTGACTTCCGGCCCGTCCAGGTCGCCGCCAGCGTCGACGATCTGACCGATCGCTGCTGCGGCTTCTCCTGCCATCTCGCCGAACTGGACTTTGAGTTCGGGCAGCGACTGGTCGCCGATGTTCTCGACAATCTCCTTGAAGTCCTCGGCGAGCACCTGCGCTTCGGCGAGTGCCTGACTCTCGGACAGGATCGTTCCCATCAGGTCGCGGAACGCCTCTTCGAGCGTCTTCGCTTCCTCGGCTGCTTCGTCGAGAGCTTCGGCGACGTCGAGCGTCGGTGCCTCGGTCTCTTCGAGTTCGTCGGCCAGGTCGCCCGTCGCGATCCCGGCGCGGTGCGCTTCGATCGAATAGCCGTCGGTGCTGCGCGTGATGTCTTGCGTGATAATGTCGATCCGACGAGCCATGTCGGTGTACGACATACCTGCGCGTGTCCACCGGGCGAGGACTTTCTCGCCGTCAAGGTTGGCGTCGTTCAACAGTTTGACCGCATCGGCTCCCTTGATGAACTCCTCGGCCTGCTCTTCAAGAACCTTGCGGTTGTCGTCGAACGCGTCGGCAGTCTCATCTACAACGTCGAGCAGGTCGTCGAACTGAGCGTGCGTGATATCGCCCGCCTCGTAAGCGGCGACGAGGCCTTCGGCGACCTTGCGTTCGGCTTCGCTGAGTTGGTCGAAGTTAGCGCGCAGCGTCGTTCCCAAGTTGGCGCTCGTGTGGAAGCGCTTCTCCATGTTCTCGAACTCGTCAGAGCCGTTAGCTGCGGCGGCGGCCACGTCGTCCATCGAGATGCCGAGGTCGTCGAACAGCGGCAGGACTTCGTTGTCCATCGCCATCCCGAGAGCAAGGTTCGACCCGACAAGATTGTTGACCGGTCGAGCGGCGTCGCCTGCCTCGTCGCCCACGTCCTCGATCGACGCGGCGAGTTCTGTCATGCGGTCGATCATGGTCGCAGCGGGATCGTTCGCTGCCTTGAACTCGTCGGTGAGAGCCTGCTGACGGTCCTTCGCCTTGCGGGATTCTTCGCCCATCTTGCCGAACAAGTAGAGCAAGCCGCCGACCGCGAGCGCGACCTGACCGATGGGGCCGGATGCGACAACGAACGCTGCGAGCGCCGCCGCTGCGAGCTTGATCGGGGTCGGCATGGCCTTGAACGCAGCGACCATGCTCTTAGCGCCCTCAAGCATGGTGAGAACGATCGGCAGGACCGTCGAGCCGATCCCGACGAGCGCTTCTTGTGCTTCGGCCATTGCCTGCCGGAACTTGAACCCGGCAGTCTCCGACGCGACCTCGAACGCTTGATTCAACGTCCCGGTCGTTTCTTCCATGCTGGCGAAGATCGCTTCGGTCGTTTCGGCACCGGCACCCATCAGGTCGAGCACACCGGTCAGGGCGCGCACGTTGCCGAACACGGCCGCGGTAGCTGCTGCGTTGCCGTCGAACGCTCCCACGAGCGTCTGCAGCACGTTCAGCAGGCCCTCGTCTTTGATCTGCTGGCGCAGTCCCTCCGACGACATGCCCATGTCGTTCAGCGCGTCTTCGGCCTGCTTCGACGGGCGCAGCAGGGTCGACAAGATGCCCCGCAACTGGGTCGCTGCTTCGGACGCTCCGGTACCGGTTCGAGACATGGCGGCGAACGCTGCGCCGACCTCATCGAACCGCACACCCATCGCCGACGCGACCGGCAACGTCTGACCCATCGCGCCGGACAGTTCCGACGCCTCGAGCTTGCCTTCGCGCACCGCGGCGGTCAGCACGTCGGTCGCGTCGGTCGCTGAGAGGTTCTCTGCGCCGTATGCGTTCAGAGCGGACGTTGCAAGGTCAGCGATCTGGTCGACCTCGCCGAGGCCAACTGCTGCAGCCTTCGCTGACGCTTCGAGTGTTTCCATCGCGGTCGCGCCCCGGAGGCCCGCCGACTGAATGAAGAACATCGCGTCTGCGAGCTTCGTCGGTGCCTGCGCTGTCTGTCCGGCGAGCGCCCGAACAGACTCTTTCATCGCGTCGACCTCGTCCCCTGCGATGCCGACCAACGATTCGATCTTCGACATGGAGTCGTCGAAGTCGGTTGCGGCCTTGACCGCGGCACCGCCAACGGCGAGCAGACCCATCGTGAGCGGGCCGGACGCTGCGCGAGCAGCGGTGGCAGCGACAGCGGCGAACTTGCCCGCGCGCGTTTGAGCTTTCGCCATCGCCGCGGTGAACTGGGTCGTGTTCGCCGTGACGATTGTGTTGATCCGAGCGACGGTTGTTGCGCTCATTACTTCCTAGCCTTCGCTCGTTGGGCGGCTTGCTCTCGCTCTGAATGTTCGATCCGGTAGATGGCGATCCACTCGGTCAGTTCTTCGGACGACATGCGGGTGAGCAGTTCACCGACTGTCATCCCGAGGTCGCGTGCGAGGCGGAAGTAGAAGCGGCGCTCGGGGTTGCCGCCGCCGAACCCTAAGAGTCTTTTCCCGCCTCGTTGACCTTGTCTTCGGTCATGCCTGACTGCTCGAAGCACATCGTCCACAACCGTTCGATCACGGTCGCCGACTTGTCCATGAGCGCCTCCATGTCGTCCAACGTGAACACGGCGTCGCCGGTCTCCGGGTCGACGATGCAGCCCTGCAGGGTGCGCGCCCACATTCCGAGGACTTTGTCGGCGTCGATGCCGTCGCCCTGCTGCGCGAGTTCCATCACCGCAGCGCGGGACTTGGCTGACATTGAACGAATGCCGACCGTCACTCCCCACTCCGGCACTTCGACCGTTTCGATCGGTGTGTCGCTTGCGGCGAAGATGGCGTCTCGGAGGTTTCGCATGAGGTGCTCCTGTCGTGGGTGATCCACCCGGCACGCTATCGGGGTGCGATGCGCGCCGGGTGGATTGCACGACTAGACGGTGCCTCGGGTGACCGTCCCGGTGACTTGGAAGTCAGCGGTGAAGGTCACCACGTCGCCGACGGGCGACGACAGCGAGTAGTTCGTCAGGATGCACTCGCCGGTGTACTTCGACTCGCCGGAGGTGCCGGTCGGCTGGTACTCGAACGAGCGGGACGCCGGTTCGGCACCGCCCTTCAAGTAGCCGTCGACGGTGGCGTCGTACATGCCGGAGATCGAGATGGTGGCCGACTCGAGCGACACGATGTAGCTGCGGGACGACGCTCCGAACGCCGTCACCTCCGCTGTATCAGTCGTCTCAGGAAAGTCGACGCTATTGAGCACGTCGCTGATCGTTCGTTCTGTTCCGCTGGTGTCGTCAATCTTGAAGACCGCGGACTTGCCGGTGGTGAATGTGGGCATGGTGCGCTCCTCCTTAGAAGCGGGCGAAGCTCACCATGAAGGTGATGCTCCCGGATGAGCCTGCGGTGCTGGCCGTGACCCGCAGGTACTGGTTGACGGTGCCGGTCACGGCCGACAGTTGAGAAGTGATGGTCGATGCACCGACGTCGGTGAACGTCAACAGGTCGGCCCAGACGGCGTCGTCGGCCGAGTGCTGGACCTTGATGGTGGTCGCGCCGTCGACGGTGTTCGTCGGGACGTGGAGCAGACCGGCTCCGCCGTTAGCGCTCGAGGCTGCGTTGTCGACCGAGGCGAGGTCGCCGAGCGAGCCGTGCGCGATCGACGCGCCGGTCGTGAGCTGCACCGCGGACGCCACACCGAAGTCGACGTTGTTCGCCGGGTCAGCAGAGCACTGAAAGTCGGCAGTCAAGGAGTTCACGTCGGCGACTGGGGTGGCCATCGTGTAGTTCGTTTCGTTGGCGCGCGCGATGATCGCCCGGTTGCCGATGGTGCCTCCCTCGATGGCGACGGTCAGCAGCGGGTGCGTCGCCGACCCGAGGATGGCCTCGAACTCTTTGTCGGAGGTGCCCGCGGTGTTGGTCGCGTCGATCAGACCACCGAACGAAAGCGTGCCGGATGCCTGCGATGCGATGAACGCTCGGCTCGACGCACCGTACACTGTCGTCTCCGCGGTGTCCTGAGTGTGGGTTACGTCTGTCGATGACAGGTACCCGCTCATGTCGAACTCGTCGAGGTAGACCTTCGATCCCTTGCCGTGTTGGAACGTCGGCATCTGCTACTCCTCCTCGTCAGCCGGTGCGGCTGCGGTCTTGCCCGCCGGAGTCAAGTAGCCGTCGTCGACCAGCCACTTCACGTTCTTCGCTGGAGCGTCGAGCGTGTCGCCTGGTTCGTAGCGCTTGTCGCCGATGTTGATTCCGGCGTCGCCGCTCGGGCCTCCGGTGACTGTGTAGCGCGGCATCTGGTCTCCCTGGACATGGGTGTCCCCCGTCAGGGAGGCCACCGGGGCACAAGGCGACTCAGCGCACTACGGCGAGTGTAGGAGAACGACGAAGCCCCCGCCAGAGGCGAGGGCTAGGTCGTTGGGATCGGTTGGGGTTAGGCGGCGACTTCGACCTCGCCGCGGGCGACGATCTCGCCCTTCGTCGGGCGGGTGAAGAACCCGAACTTGTCGTCGTCGGCGCTGACCTCGATGCGGGCCATGAAGGCGATCCGGTCGCCACGACCGGCCTCGGCCTCGATCTCGTCGTCGTCCTTCCAGGACCCGTCCTCGTTCCACGGCGACCCGGCCTCGCAGTCCTTCGGGAGGGTGCCCCAGCACGCCCAGCCCTCGTCGGTCTCGACCCGGATCTTCGTGGTGGTGCCCCAGTCGGTGTCGACGTTGCGGACGGTGGTGATGATGCCCTCGATGCGGATGCGCTTGTCGGTGACGGGGACCGGGGCGGCTTCGGCCTTGCGGGCTTCCTCGGCGGCACGCTTGGCGGCGGCGGCGGCCATCTTGTCGCGCCATGCGTCGGCACCGGCCGGGGCGTAGGAGGCGATCCCGAGGCCTCGTGCGCCGATGGTGGGCGACTCGGCGAGGCGGCGCATGTTCGCTCCGAAGTCGCCGTCGCCCGACTCGTTCAGCATCCAGTCGATGACCTCGTCGACCGTGTGGCGGGCGGGAGGTGCTGCGGCGAGCTGCTTGTGCTCGTGCTCGTAGGACTTCTTGGTGAACGATCCGTTGAGCATGGCGAACACGAGGCTCTTCGTCGGGGACTCGTCGTTGGCCTTGCGGTAACCGATGCGGCACGCCTCGATGGCGGCGGCGATGACCATCTTGGTCGGGTACACCGTCGGGACCGTTCCGGCTTCGGGCGTCTCGATCGCGTCGGCGATCCAGGTCAGCCACTCGGGGTTGCGGCCGAGGAAGTCCTGCGCGCAGGTGCCGCCGACGTGGATCAGGTCGGTGCCGTCGGTGACGACGACGACCTTGTTGCGGTTGCGGTGGCGGCCGCAGTGGTCGCAGCGGGTCGGGTCGAGGTCTTCGCCGATCTCGACCGTGTCGTCGATGGTGAGGACGAGGCCGGTCTCGATGGCGGTGAAGTCGATGACCGCGACCGGCGCGTAGTCGCCGAGAGCGAAGTCGCCGGTGAAGTCGAGGGTGAGGACCCACTCGGCGGCGTTGTCGTCGGTCTCCGGGACCTCGACCCAGGTGTAGGCGAGCGAGCCGTTGAGGTCCTTCTTCTCGGCCCGTGCCTGGAGGGCGTCGAGCTTCTCGATGACGCAGGCGAGGTCGCTCGCCGTGTCGTACTTGCGGGTGACAGAGGTGCTTTCCATGACCCCAGTATCGCCCGGATTATTGACAACTAGCAACGATCACGGGCGCGGTTCGTTCACTTTCCGACAGCGCGGGCACAACACTCGGAACGGCGCGTTCACAAGCTCCGCGAGCAGCTTGCCGCAATCGGTGCAGCGCAACTCGGCGGGCCATGCGGCCTCGCGGTCGTCGCCGTATGGGTCAGGAGACCTCACGGGACACGAGGAAGTTGCAGACGTGCAGCATCCGGTCTTGATCGTCGCGGTCGAGCGCGAACGGGGACTGAACCGGGTCGGCGAACAAGTACCGGGTCGAGTTGATCGTTTCGTTGTCGATTAGGCAGAGCGCAACCCACACGTCGGTGCAGAGCGCCTCGGAGGTGGAGTAGGCCGACGCGCGTGCGACTACTTGCAGGCCGCGCGTCTCGATCGGCGGTGCCGCGTTGGTTCCGAACACAAGCTCCGGCGCGGTGCCGCCCGTTTCGTACAACGCGACGAGCGTGTCGGGCGTGTCGGGTCGGCGACCGAGGAACAGGTTCGTGCCGAGGGTGAGGTCTTGCGCCGGGATGGTCGCCGCGGCGAGGTGGGTTCCTATGTCGTCGAGGAAAGCCATTACCGGATCGCTTTCGCCTGCTGCACCGACCGAGCGATGATCTGTTCGGCGCGCTTGCCGATCTGCCGGGACGGGAACTCGAGGTACTTCGGCCCGCGGCCTTGACCCGGCGCTACCGGCGACCCGCCTTTCGACTTCGGCGGGTGCGACAGGGAGAGGTCTTCATGCTGCACGAGCGCGTATGCCGCTGCCGGTCCCCCGTAGCCGATCTCGCCTCGGATGGTCTTGCCGGTCTCCTTGACGCTGGTCGTCTGCGACCGCGACAGCGTGCCGGTGTCGAACGGGACCAGCTCGTCGGCGCGCGCACCTATCTCAAGCAGAATCTGTCCGACACCTAACCTGACGCCTCGCTCGATCGCTCGCCTTGTGCGGCCCGCTTCGTCGTCGAAGTTTGACGTGACGAGACTCATGACCCGCGTCTGCCGATGTAGACGACCTGCCCGACCTGCCCGAGCGGGTCGGCGAGCGTTTCGACCGCAAGGATCGGGCGGGTGCCGGACACCGGAGCCGGGAGTGTGATCTGGTCGCCGGTGTCGACCGCGATTGTGCGGTCCGGGATGAACACTTTGTACTCGACGGTCACGTCGGCGTTCACACCGGCAGGCTGATCGAGGGTGCGCTCGATGTAGCAGTCGTAGGTCGTGGCGTCGCCGGTGAAGGTTGCCTCGCCGTAGTTGTTGAGCGTCGACGAGGTGCGCGTGTCGACCGTCTGCGGGGTCATGTTGACCCGGAGTGCCGTGGCGAACACGTCGGACGAGGCTGCGCCGGTCATAGCTCGAGGTCGTTGTCGTCTCCGGCATCGGCCCGCGCCGGGCCTGCGCCGTAGTCGGTCGTGTTGGCGAACTGCGCGGTGGTGAAGAACGGGTCGACCCGGTCGCTGTTGTCGCGGTCAATATCTTTGTCGGACACCGAGATGCCGCCCGCGTAGGGGATCGGGACGAGGTTCTCGCGACCGGCGAGCGCCCGAAGTTCCTCGGCCTGCTTCCGAGCGTTGTCGGCCTTCTGGGAAAGGTCGACGCGCATGTCGCCGATGGCTTGATTCGCGAGGCGGGAGAACTTCGACGCGATCGCGATCATGACCCGGTACGCGACGGTGTACAGGTCCGTCGTGGCGGTGTCCGAGCCGGTCACCTGATTATTCGTCCACGCGATCTCTTCATCGCTGACGAGCTGGTCGTTCGTGTCGGTGTCGCCGACAAGGAAACGAACCGAGTCGCGCGCGTTCGTGGCAGGGTCACCGGAGTACGTCCACGTCATGCGGTCATACTAGATCACACGCTGCCGCGCGTCTGTATGAGAAGACGCAACAGCCCGCCCGGGAAAGGAGAACAAAACCGGGCGGGCTGCTACGTGTTGGGTGTGGGATCTACCCGCTACGTCAGGCGACGCAGTTCGAGAAGAAGTACCCGAGGGCGCTCGACACGACCTTCATGTCCCACGAGGACTGAATCTCGAGACGGTCGGCGCGGAGGTGGTCCATGCGGAACCGGGACACGCTGGTCGAGGTGCCGATGCCGCCGGAGTTGGCGAGACCGGTCCACGTGAAGTTGTAGCCCGCGGAGGGCTGCATGAGGCCAGCGGTCGCCGGACGGTACGCGAGGAGCATGTCCTTGTCGCCGATCTGGCTGTACGACGCGGTCGCGCCTTCGTTGGCGGTGTTCACGATCGAACCCATGACGTGCAGCTCATCGAGACCGAGGACTCGCGCGATGAGATCAGCCGTCATGCTCTCCGAGGTCGTGTACTTGTAGCGCTCGACGACGTCGGGGTGATTCTTCAGGATCGAGAAGACTGCATAACTGCACACGGCGACATTGGGGCGATATCCCGTCGCGCTCAACATCGTGTTGATGCCTGCCTGGACGTCACCGATCGGGTCCGAACCCGTGGCCGACCACAGGGTGCCGGGGGTGGTGTCGGTGTCCCAGATGCCGGTGCCGAAGTAGTTGGTCGCCCAGTCGCGCTCCTGACGGATCAGCATCTGCTGCGCGAGGTACCGGGTGGCGTCCTGATCCATGTTGAGCGGCGCGTCAGCGTTGGCACGCGTCTGGTCGCCGATGTCCTTGTGGAGCGCCCACACGTCAGCCGAGTAGGTGGCGGTGCTGAGGCCGTAGCCGGAGCCAGCGGACTCGGTGCCGTCGGCGCGGTACTGGACCTCGTCGCGGAAGAAGTCATCCTGCGAGTACACGAAGTACTTGTCCGACTGTTTGCTGACCGGCACGCTCGGGAAGACCTTGCCAGCGACGAAGTGATCCGCCTCCTGCATGTAGGCGACCGAGATGCCGGTGAGGATCGCGTCGACGTGGACGTCGGATTGAGTTGGCTGAGGCATCAGCTAGCCCTCCCGTTCGAGATGTTGATGTAGGCGGTGAGCGTCTCACCAGCGGCACCGGCTTCAATGGCCTGGCCGCAGGTGTAGACGGTGGTCTCGGTGCCGACGGTGAGCGGCTGAGCCTGCCCATCGGCCGAGGTTCCGATGACGTTGCCCGCGGCGAGGGTCGCGTCGGCGACAACCTTCGACACGCCGATGAAGCACACGCTCGCGGACTTACCCGAGGTCGGGTTGTTCTGGAGCACGCCGATCGGCACGTCGGTGACTGCGGAGCAGACGTCCACGGTCGTCGCGCTCGCGAGCTTGACGAAGTGGTACTGCTTCGAGGAAAGGTCGGCGGCAGCGGTGAACGTGCCGATCGCCATTCCGGGTGATTCGGTGGCCATAGGTCAGCCCTTCCCGCCGACGTACTCGGCGTAGAGGTCGGGGCGGTCGGCTGCGACGAGCGCGATCGCCTTGTGAATGTTGTCGGCCTTGCCTTCGGCGACGAGGCCCTTCGCGAGGGTCTCGATGGTCGAAAGGGCATCGCCGTCGCCGGGGGCGTCGGTGCCGAGTTCTTTCGTCACGTCCGCTTCGGCGAACGCGATCTGGCAAGCGTCGAAGACTGCGGCCACGGCGGCGTGCTGCTCGTCGTTGAGCGAGCGAAGCACCGGAACGAAGTCGTCGGTCATGCCGGGGACCTGATCCCACTCGGCAACCTTCGCGGTGGCCTTCTCGACTTCGGCAGCGTCGGCGAGCGCGTCACGCTCGGCTGCGGCCTTCTCGAAGTGGGCGGTCATGTCGGTGAGGGCCTTACGCAGATCGCCGAGTTCCTTCGCCAACGCTTCGTCAGCGACCGGGACTTCGTCGACCGGCTCGGCCGCGTGGGTGTCTGCCACGGGGTCCATCTCCTGGTCGGTGATTAGGTCGGCGAACGCGTCGGAGATCGGGTCGTCGGCTTTCATGACGAGCCAGCCCTCGACGAGCGACGCAGGGTGGTCAACTCCGCTCACTTCGTCGAGTTCGAGATCTACAAGTTGATGCGCTTGCACGAGTGCGAGTGTAGGGCTACGTAAAGCGCTTGTCAGTAGGAGTCACCCGGTCGGGTTGATCGGGGCGACCCAGCCGTCTGAGAACACATACCGGAACGGGTCGTCGGGTGTGTTCGTGCCGGTGCGGACTGGTGCCGTGTCGATCGTCGGAACGATCCGGGTCTTGCAACGGCAGTTGGGATGCGCGGGTGGATTGCCTGACCCGTTGCGCCATGTGAAGTCCATCGACAGCGGGACGCGGGTGCCGCCGAGCGGGACGCAGATATCGCACACGTCGAACGGGCCGGTCACCCACTCCTTGACCGACTCGGGGGCGACGACGCCGGAGTTCATCAGCAGTTCGTTCTGATACTGAATGCCTGCGTTCTGCGCATAGGCAATCTCGGTTCGGGCGATCGCTCGAGCGCGGGAGCGGCGCAGCTTGTCGCCGTAGCGTTGCATCGCCCGGTCGGCGATCCGAAGCGCGTTGCGAGGTCGCTGGCCTGCAGCGATCTGTTCGTAAGCGACCGCGTTGCCGTGGTTGATGACCGCGGCGGTGTAGCGGTCAGTCAAGCCGCGGGTGTGACCGACATACCGGGCAGCGAGGTCGGCACCGGTCGGGCGGGTCGGAGCTATGTCGTCGAGGATCGCGTAGATCGTCTGCGCGGTCTGCTGCGGGGTGAGGCCGGTCACGGTGCGGCCGGTCGTGAAAGACTGCGACACGGTGAACGCATCGGCGACCGCAGTTTCGATCGAGGTGCGGACCGTGGTGGTCAGGTCGGTCAAGATTGACTCGGACCGGAACCGAGCGTAGATACGGCTCGGGGCGTTCGGGTCGGATCGGTCGAAGGTTCGCAGGTCGGCATCCCACAACACCTCCCGCTTCGCCTTTCGTAGCTCCGCGTTCGAGCGAAGCATGACCGGCGACCCGAGGTTGTAGAGGACCCGGTTCACGTCCCGGCGCTGCTGCTCGGCTGCGTCTTGCGCGCCGGACTGAAACGCTGCGAACACTGGGCGCTCAAGCGCGTTCGGGTCGTCCGCGATCAGGTCGGCGATGCGGGAGGTGAGCGCTTCGATCGACACACGGTCGTAGATGTAGTCGACCAGCAGGTCGGCCGGGATTGCTTCGGCGATCTTCCCGACCAGCGTGGCGAGGGTTCGTTCCGACCCGTACAGCTTGTCCGAGTCGACCGGTCGAAACTCGGGGCGGTGGTTCTTGTAGACCTCGCCGGGGTCGCGGTCGCCCATGTCGACCCGGACGGTCATGGCGAGTAGAACACCGAACCGACTGCGGTCCCGGTGATGACCTCGCAGTAGATCCCGTCGGGGCAGTGAACGCCGTTCGGCCCGTACCAGATTGTTCCGGCACCGTTCGACGAGATGTCGAGAGCGGCGACGTGCTCGCCCGAGGTGGACGTTCCGTTGTGGAGGTGGACCTTGACGTTGGCTGCGCCCTCGTCGCAGAGGACGATCCCGTACAGGACCGAACTACCGGTCACGATCTGCTCGTTGCCGCCGGTGAACTCGGCGATCGAGGCGGGCGGGTCAATGTACGAGTTGGGCATCAGTCGACCTCGGCTTCGTCCTCGTTCGGCAGGCCGCCGACCTCGCGCAGGTAGTCGTCAAGGTTGTCGTCCGGCACGAGCGCGCCCGCGGTGGTCAAGCGGCTGACGTAGTTCGAGATCGTGTCGAGGTCCGGCGCGCGCGGTGCGGTGTAGTTGATCGTCGGGGCGAGCGCCGGGTCGATGCCGTTGATCCGCATGAGCCGCGGCACCGCATAGCTGTTCAGCACGTCGGCGATGTTGGCGAGGTAGGCGCTGATCGAGTCTTGAAACAGCTCAATCTTTGACACGCTCAACGCCTGCGCGCCGATGCGGTCATGCCCGACGAGCAGGAAGTCAGCCAACATCGTCATCGCGATGCGGGTGTCGTAGCGGCCGATGATCTGGTTCGTGTCGAACTGGCGGCGACCGCCCGTCGACATGAGCTTTATGTCGTAGGCGAGGTTCCCGGTCTCCGGGTCGTACGCCAGCGGGAACACGAGGCCTTCTTGCTCGTCGCGACGAATATTGCGAACGATCTCTTTGATCGCGTCGAGGGCTTGCGTCTCCGCGGTCGTGGCCGAGTTGGAAAGCAGTTGTGGCGGCACTAGCGCGACCGGCATGCCTGCCAGATCGCGCTCGATGCCGATGGCCTCAATCTCGGTGATGCGTTTCTGGTAGTACCACGAAACATACGCCGACCGGAGAATCGACCGGCCCTGCGGATTGTTGAGTCGGGTCGTGGTGCGGAACAGCAGCGACTTCTCGATCGGGATGAAGACGTTCGTGCCAGCGTTCGGGTCCTGTTGGATCGCACCTTCGATGCCGCCATGCGAGTCGAGCCGCCACTCGGTGATCGTGTCTTGTGCCCGCACCGGGAGCTTGCGCCAACCGATCCGGCCGTCATCAAACTTCGAGGACATGCCGTCGTCGGTGTGACCTGCGCGGCGCTTGTAAACGATCTCGTGCAGCGAGTAGCCGTAGACGAGGAAGCCGAGGACCGACGACACGAAGTCCTCCCACGAGGTGCTCATGTCGGCCATGCACTCCGCGACGAACTCGGCCTCGTCGATCGCGGCCTGATTGTCCGTGTCGGCGGGCTGCACGGTCCATTCGACCGAACGGAACAGCATCTCGATCGAAGCAAGCGTCGCGCCGATGACCGGATGGTTCTCGGCCATCTCCCGGTAGATCGCCATACCGGCGCGGCCTTGAAGCTGTCGCAGGAAGTCGTCGGTGACTTGACCGGCGTTGACCGACAGGCCCGCCGAACCGACCTCGGCGAAGTCGGTCGAGGTCATGTGCTTCTTCTTGACCGGCGTGGTCCGGCCACCCGTCTTGTTCTGCGCCACGTCGGAAGCCTAGTCGTTGCCGGATGCGAGGGACAGGTCTGCCTCGACCCGGCGTGCCTTGCCGCCGATCGAATAGCCGCGAAGCTGACCTGCCTTGACGAGGTCCCACGCCCACGACTCCCACACGACACCCATGAACGGGGTCTCGGCCGGGAACTCAACCTTTCGCACTTCCTCACCCGGCAGCGACAGCGAGGTCTGAATCGGCATCGGCCATGTCAGAATCTCGACCATCTCGCCCGCGGCCTTCTCGGAGTGCTGCAGGAAGATCGTCCGGTCGCCGGAGCGGACCCAGTCCCAGATGGCCTTCTGTAGCGTGTCGCTGTCGATGAACTCGCCGTGACCGTCGATGCGTCCCGGCACGTAGACCGGGCCGAGGGTGTAGCGGTCCTCTGCTTTCGCGAACGGGACGACCGAGTGCAGCGCGGCGAGCTTCGCGGTCGTGTCGCCGGTGGTGTATGGGGGAGCGAAGCCGAGGTACTCGAGCCGGTCCTCGATGACGTGGCGGGCGAGTTCGAGCATGGTGTCGCCGGTCGACTTGTGGGTCAGTTGATGAGCGGCGATGAGTTGTTCCGGGGTGAGGCCTTCGAGCGACCGTGCGAACGATTCGATCTGGGCGAGCCGTTCCTCTGCTGCTTCCATCGAGTCGTAGCAGCCGAAGCGGCGACCGCGGCCTTCCGAGTAGACGCAGAACTCGCCACCTTCCTCGACGATCTCCTTTCGGAAGTCGTAGCCGTAGCCCTTGTCCTCGTCCATGTAGCCGCGGCCCTTCATCTCGTCTTCTTCGTGGTGCATGGCCTCGAGGTCGGCCTCGCCGAGGATCGGCTTCCACGCCTTGCACCAGTACCCGGCGCGCACCGCCGCGCCCCACTTCAAGCACGCGCCGATCTTGTAGTACGCGCAGTTGTCGCAGCGGTTCGCGCCCTGCGCCGGAGCGTAGGCGTCTGGGAGCGCGTGCGGGATCGGTTCGCCGTCCGGGTAGCGGATGTGGGCCTTGTCGGTGTCCATGTCTTTCCTCGGTGAGTCGGGTTGGCTCTTGTCGAGCCGGTCGCGGGTTCGTTCGGCCCAGTTCATCGCGGCCATGCGGTCGCGCCCGAGACTGCCGCCCCATAACAGCCACGCCACTTGACCCGGTGTGGGCCGCTCGCTGTCGCCGCGCAGGTACTCGCCTGCTTTCGGCGAGTCGAGGTCGGGCCGGTGTCGGGCGAACCAGGCAGCCATCCGGGTCACCTTGTCTTCGGACACGTTGCCGCCCGCCATTGCTCGGGCTTCGCGCACGGTGGCGGGACGTAGCCCGTCGCCTGCGAACTCGAGCAGGTCAAGACCACGGCGTGCGTTGGCTGATATGTAGGAAGGGACTGCGACCACGGCACGATGCTAGTCGAGGAAAACGTGAGCCGCCGCGGAGTACCAGCGTGTTCCGATGAGTTCTCATGAGTTCCGGTGTGTTCCGGCGAGTACCTGCGGGTTCCGCGGAGTACGACCGGGTACAACTGTGTTCCGCGGAGTACCTGCGGGTACCTCGGTGTTCCGCGGAGACCCGGCGAGCACCCGGCGTGTACCACCGTGTTCAAGGTGAACAACCGTGTTCTACTTGAACACGATGAGACACGGGCGTGTTCCGCAAGGTTCCGCTCAGACCCCGCGTGTACCGCGATGTTCAGCTTGAACAAGCGTGTTCTACTTGAACACCGTTGTTCACACCGCCCACGGCGATTGCCGGGTCGACTGAAACGGCACCACCGCCTCGGCCTGCCGGTTCGTCACCATAAGCTCGGTCAGCGCCCACACGAGCGCATCGAGCCGGTCCGGCGACGGGCCATCGGGCGTCCATGTGCAGAGCTGGTCTTCAAGCTCGGGAAACAGACCGGCGTGCGCGACCCTGCCCTGCTCATACAACGCTGCGACCGGTTCGGCGCGTGTCCGCTTACCGCGGGAGGCTCGCACGAGCTTCACCGGGACCGAAGCGTCGACCGTGCGGATCGTGTGAGAGATCATGTCGCCGCCCTGATTCGCCTCGGCCACAATGCGGTCTGCCTTGTGCACGTGGTACCCGGTGACCGCCGCTGCCGCCCATTCCGACGGCGAGGCCTTGAGGGAGCGGTCCTCGAGGACGTAGCCGCGGCCTTGCGAGTCGATTCCGGCGACAACGATTCCGGTCTCGTCCGAGTCTGCGTTCGAGGTCACCGCAGGGTCGACCGCGACGACGATGCGCTTGAGCGGCGGCACGCTGGTCGTGCGGGCGTCATCGAGCATGTCCCGGGTCCAGAGCGCTCCGTCCGCGTCGAGCAGAATCTCAGCGTTCAACTCCTGGCGACCGAGGCGGGTGCCTTCATACTGCTGCCGCATCTCGTCGAGGAAAGCGGGCGACAGGTTCGCGGCGTTGTCGTAGGTCGAGCCGCGGGTGACTGCTACGTCGTTGCGCTCGACTAGCTCCCGGATCAGCCGGGTCGGCTTCGGGGTGGTGGTCGCCACGACTCTGGGCCGGTCGCCGATGCGAAGCCCGAACATGAGCTGCGCCCACGCCTCCGGGTAGCGCCATGCGGCGATCTCGTCGGCCCATGCGAGGTCGTGGTTCGGGCCGCGGAGCCGGTCGGGTTCGTCTGCGGAGTACGTCGTCGCGATCGCTCCGTTGTGGAACGTGATGCGTCGTTTCGACGGTTCGTAGCGTGGTCGTCGTTCCTCGTGAAACACTTTCAGCAGACCCGACTCGCCTTCGATCATCGTGTCGCGCACGTCAGCGGCGGTGGCTCCGACGAGGGCGATGCGACCGGCGCAACCCTGCTCGACCTGCCCCCGGACCCATTCCGCTCCCGACCGGGTCTTGCCGAACCCTCGACCGGCGAGGATCAGCCAGATACGCCAGTCGGTGTCGGGCGGCATCTGCGACGGGCGCGCCCAGAGCGACCAGTCGTGCCAGACCGAGCGCGCTTCCTCGTCGGTTAGGTCTTCGGTCCAGTCAAGACCCTTCGCGGTCGCCGCGTCGGTGAGGCGCTGGACAATCGACCGCTGATCGTCGTTCACTGCTCAAGCTGACGCAGACGTTCCCGGAGCATGTCGCCAACGTCGGTCCGCAGCGCGCCGCCGCCCTCGCCGGTCACCTCGACCTGCCTGGGAGCGTCGAGGCCCATCAGGCCGGAGCGGCGCTGCGAGATGCGGATCATCGTCTGCTGCAGCTTCGCGAAGTCGTCGTTTGACTCGGCAGAGTTCATCCGCGCATAGGCGCGTCGCCATAGGTCGTCGAGCCGTTCGTTCTCAAGCACGCGCAAGTCGTCGGTCGCCTCGCGGCCCATCCGCTTGATCGCAGCGTCGTAGGCCTCTTTCGCACCCTGCCGTCCGGCGTAGCCGACCTCTCTCGCGATCGTGTCGAACGTAAACCCGGCGCGGCGCAGGTCGAGCACGCGCGCGTAGCGTTCGGCTTGATCTGGGGTGAGCGCGGGGGTGTTGCCCTTAGGTGGCATGTCCAGAGCTTATGCGTCCAGAGCGATCGACATGAACTCTGCTCGGCGTGTGGGGTCGTCGGCGATGATTCCGCGGAGCGAGTTTGTGGTCATGGTGGCTCCGGGCTTGCCGACACCGCGGCAGCTCATGCACTGGTGGTGGGCGTGGATGACGACACCGACGCCTGCTGGCTCGAGGTGGTGGTGCAGGTCGGTCGCAATGTCTTCGGTGAGTCGTTCTTGCACTTGGAGGCGCTTGGCGTGTGCGTCGACGAGGCGTGCCAGTTTCGACAGGCCGACGACTTTGAGGCCGGGGACGTAGCCGACTGTGGCGGTCCCGGTGAACGGGAGCATGTGGTGCTCGCAGAGCGACGTGAAGGGAATGTCGGAGAGGACGACGGTGCCGGACACTTCGCCCACGTCGAACTGCACTCCGAGGATCGTTTCAATGTCGGTGTGGTAGCCGACGGTCATCTCGGACATGGCCTTGATGACGCGCTTCGGGGTGTCGATTAGACCTTCGCGGGTTGGGTCTTCGCCGATGTGTTGCAGGATTCGCACGACGGCGTCTGTCGGGTCGCCCGCGTCTCGTTCCCACGGGAACGCGAGCCATGTGTCGACCAGCGTTGCGTCGGGGGCGATATCGGCTGGCGAGTAGGGCTTGCGGTACAGGGTGTCGCGGTCGTTGGCTTCATAGGCCGAGAGTGTGCGGCCCGTGTCGACAAGGTCGTCTACGACGAGTGTGCGGTCGTCGATCTCGTCTGGTCGGTCAACGAGGTGCCACCCGGCTCGTTCTGAGGCCATGACGGCGATCGGTGCGCCACCTTGCGGGACGCCGTAGACCTTCTCGATGTGCTGCGCGTCGGCCCATCTTGCGACGAGGCGGTCGACCTCGAGCGAGATATCGCTCCACGTCAGGTGTTCGACTTCGCTCATGTCATCGTCCTCTTTCGTCGTTCCATATGCGGACGTGCAGTCTGTCGGAGTAGTGGTAGCCGGTTTCTAGCGCATACTGAGCGACGCGGGGTGCATTGACGTTCAGTTCGAGCTTCGTTCTGCCTTCGGGCATGAGCCAGACCCGGTTGTGTGGCCAGTCGTAGCGTTCGACGAACTGCTCTACCGCTGTCATGTCTTCGTCGGTTGCGATGACGAACTTGGCGTCGGCGCGTTCGTGCCATGCTTCCTCGGCGAACGCAGCGTAGGTCTCGTCCCAGTTCTCTTTGACGGTGATGCCTGATCCGGGCAGCTTCGGCGACACGGAGTAGGTCACGTCGGTCGATGCTCGACTGAGCGGCGGTCGGGTGCCGTTCGTTTCGATGTGAACGTGCGCGTCGACTTGCTCGGCCAGTTCGGTCACCGCTCTGGCTTGCAGCAGCGGTTCGCCGCCTGAGATGACAAGCTGGTGGGTCGTCGGGTCGAAGCCGAGGTCGACGAGCGCGAGGATGAGCGCTTCGATGTTGACGGTCGTTTGTTCTTTCGCGCGGTCGTAGGCGACGCCGTTCTTGCCGGTCCAGTCCCACGTGTAGGGCGTGTCGCACCACGAACAGTCGAGGTTGCAGCCGGAGGTGCGGATGAAGACGCATGGTGTGCCGGTGTAGCGGCCTTCGCCTTGCAGGGTCGGCCCGAACACTTCACTGATTCGCAAGTTGGTCATGTGGCTGTCCAGATGGCCGCGTTGCGTTCATTCTCCCAACACTCGATGCGGATGACCTCGGCTTCTTCGGCGATCGAAGGTTGTAGGTCTTGCACAAGGTCCCTCACCCACAACGTCATGCCTTCCATCGTCGGGTCCATGACGCGCAGGTCGATCGCGCCCGCGGCGTGCAGTTCCCGGAAGCGGTCAAGCTCGGGGTCGTCTGGCGAGATGAGGCAGGTGTGGTCGAACTGCCGTTCGAGCGTCGCTTTCAGTTCTTTGAGGCCTCCGAAGTCGACGACCCATCCGAGGTAGTCGCGCGGGCCGGTCCATTCGATCTCGACCCATCGGTCGTAGCCGTGCAGGTAGCGGCAGTGTGAGGTTGCGGCCCACTGTCGGTGACAGCATGGGAAGCCGCCGAGGCGCTTGCGGACGTTCGTGCTCATGAGTCCTCCGAGTGGAACGTGAGGGTCGCGCCGACCTCGTCGTCCTCGGTGACCTCGACCGCGACCCACGGCGTTGTCGGGTAGGCGTCGAATACGGCGGCGGCGACTTCGCCGGCGAGGTGCTCGCAGGATGAGCGGCCGTGCTCTCGCCGGGTCAGAGGCGGTGAGTCGTTGACGACGTCGAGCAGGTCGTGGAACTCGATGTCGCGGTCGTCGTGGTTGACCGGTGCGGTGACCCGGTAGTGGAACAGGTGCCGGTGCCGGTCGGAAAGGTACGCGCGGGTGTCTTTCGCTTCGGGCCAACGATGGAAGCCGATGCTCGCGGTCGAGACGGTGATTCGGCGGTCGGTGACGTTCACTGCTCTTGGCCTTTCATGTAGGTCGGGGTCCCAAAGTAGTCGCTGCGTGTGTCGTGGTAGTGCTTCATGCCGCGCGTCATAAGCGTCATCTCGGTCATCGCGAAGCGGGCGACATGCTCACGAACCTCGAACGGTGCCGAGAACGGGGTGTGCCACTTCTCGGGAATCTTCCAACCGCGTCGGCCTGCCGCACCGACCTTCATCGACGAGGGCCAGTTCCACATCGCAAGCCACGACGACGAGTCGGCAGAGTCCCACGGCAGGCCCATCTGCATCTCGTTCGGGGTGATCCCGAGGAAGTGGATGAACAGGTCCGGGTAGTCGGCGTGACGTTCGTAGGCGGTGGCGAACAATCGGCGGCGAGTGTGCGCGTCGGCTTGAACGAGGTTGCCGAAACACATCCGGTCGTAGCCTTGCGCCAGTTCGTCGAAGTAGTCCCAACCGTCGTTGAGCGGATGGTAGACCGGGATCGGATTCAGTCCTTCGGCCTCGAGCGTTGCCCGGACGCGCCGCTTGTTCTCCCGGCCGCCCTGATCTAGTTCGTTGTATCCCCAGAGGCGGTCGCCGAACTCGGAACAGATCTCGCAGTAGACGTCAAACAGCCAGTTGAAGTTGTCGATCTCCTCCGGTGCGAGCGCGAGCGCGTCGTCCATCGAAACGTCGTGCGCCCGCTTGTGCTGGTTCGTCAGGAAGAAGATGCCGGAGTCGAGGAACGTGTCGACGCCCGCGTCGAGCGACTCCATGAACTTCTCCCACGGGCGACCCTTTCGACCAAGAGGTCGACCGACCGCAGCGAACTCGTTGACGGCGAACAGCGTCGGGTATTCCGGGACCGTTGGCTTCTGATCGTTGCCGCCACCTGCGAAGAAGTACTTACACCGGTCGTCCTTGTCCCACTTGCCGTCGGTCTTCTTCATGCGTTGATCTCGCGCGCTTCTGAGATGCCTGCCGCGTTCCACTTCGACAGGACGTGCCCGGCGAGGTACCGGTCGGCCTGCACCATGACGAGCGACTGACCTTGCATCGCTGCGGTGATTGCCACATACGGGGCCGGATATGGGACGAAGATGCGGTCGTTGGCGAGGTGCTCATACCAGAGCGACCACTCGGTCATCACGTCTGCGACAACGAGGACGTGCGGGCCGAGCAGCCATGTGCTCCCCTTCTCCGGGATGAAGTCCGGTTCGGCGATGCTTACGTCTTCAAGACCTTCGAGCGTGCGGGTCTCGTTGATCGCGTCCTCGCCCAACCCTGGCATGTCGAGGTCTTGCAGCAGTAGGTCAAGGTCGTCGCCGTCCCAACCGGTGCCGAGCAGACCTTCCTCCGACGTTGCGATGTTGCCGAGTAGCTCGGCGAGGAAAGCGTCGTCGTAGCTTGCAAGGTCCGAGGTGCGGTTGTCGGCGATCAAGATGCGGCGGGCGGTGTCGTCGTCTACGTCGACCCAGTGGACCGGCACGCGGTCGAGGCCGCAATGCATCGCAGCTTGTAACCGGTGGTTTCCGGCGAGCACGTTCCCGGTGGACACCTGCGCGACGAGCGTGCCGTACCAGCCGTTCGCCTCGATCGACTGAATGATCGCGCCGATGTCACCCTGCCGCGGGTTGTCGGGGTGGACGTTCAACGCCGTCAGCGGCGTCTTTCGGATGCCTGGCTTCTGTTCCATCACTCGTCAAGCTAACAGCGGCATGTACCGTTCGTGGGGATGGACGCCGTCGGATGGATGAGCGAGGCGCGCTGTCGCGGCGTTTCGCCCGACGTGTTCTACCCGCTAGAACCTAACTTCGCCGACGCGCGGGCGGTGTGCCGTCGCTGCGCGGTGCAGGCCGAATGTCTGACCTACGCGCTCGACAAGCCTGAACTGTTCGGTGTGTGGGGCGGGAAGTCTCCGCAAGAGCGGGACGACCTTCGACGGGAACGGTTCGCGCCCCGAGCCTGATAGGGGGAGGGCCAGACTCGGGGCGCGTTGCGGGTCGCTGGTCGTCGTGGTGAGCGACGCGTCTAGATTAGCACGACGTCCAACACACAGAGGCGTCATACAACACGTCGAAGCGGGAGAACGCGAGCCAGCCGAGCAACAGCAGACCGATGAGGGCGGCGGTGTCGATGAGGCGGTCTTTCATGATCGTTCTCCTAGCACGCGGCTGCTCTTCGTTCGTCCGGTGTTGAGTCGCCAGAGTGCCCGGTACTCGGACTCGCGGGTGACGCATTCGTCGCAGCGGCAGCCCTTCGCGTAGCGCTTGCGGGTGCCGTGGATCGGCGGCTGGTGACGTTCGTGCCACTCCTCCTGCATCCGGTCGCGGAGCCGCCGCCAATGCTGGACGCACAAGCCGCGCGCGTAATACGGCTTGCCGCATCCTTCCATCCCGCAGGTCATCCGATCGGCTCCCACTCGGCAAAGTTCAGCTCGAACTGTTCGACGGTGAGGCTCATCTCTTCGGCGGCGGTGACGAGGTCGCTGTTGACGAGGCTGATGCGGACGTTGGCGGCGAGGTCGGACAGGTGGCAGAGCTTGTCGATGATGTCTTCGTCGTCGTGGCATCCGAACAGGTTCGCCATCGTCGAGACGATGTTGATGGTGCGGCGTGGGTCCCTCACGACACCGACTCCTTGACGTACTCGGTCATGTGGCGACCGATCGAAGCGTCGTCGATTCGCCACCACGACCCAACGTCCTGCAGCATAAGCGAGCAGTCCTTCCACATCGGGTCGCGGAAGCCGGTCGCGTTGTGCACGACGTTCGTGGCCCACTCCCGGAAGCGACGGACGACCTCGTCGCCGACGACGGCCGGGTGGTAGCCCAGCTCGACCATCGGGCGGGCCACCTCGAGCGCCCGCTTGAGAAGCGTCTCGGTCTGGGTGATGTGGGTGTAGAAGGCCCACGTCTCGTAGTTCGTGTGCCCGTTGTGTTCTTCGGTGCTGCGCTCCCACATCACGCCACCTCCACGTTGTCGAGGTGAGTCCACCCGGTCGGGCGGGGCGTGCCGAGACCGGCGCAGATCGAGTAGTCGCCGAGCGTGGCGCGGAGGTGCTCCGGGACCCACTCGGTGACGGTCTTCACGTCGCGCACCTCGACCTTGCGGACGGTGTAGCGGCCGAGCTTCTTGTACTCGTCGGTGACCCGGACGAAGACCCGGAGGCCGGTGTTACTGAACTCGGCGAACTGCCACCCGGCGTCCGCGATGGTGGTGTCGACCGTCGCGCGGTTGAGGTAGTCGTCGCCGAGCACGAGAACGCAGCGGCCGTTGAGCTTGCGAGCGTCGAGCGCGACGAGCGTGCCGGGCTTGATCCGCGGCGTGGCGGCGAGCGACGGGTCGCAGTCGTGGCCGTAGTGCCACTCGTTCGCCGCGTCTGCGTCGAGCAGGTCGAACGCTCTGCCGCATTCTTCGCAGCGGGCATATCCCCAGTCTTGCGGGGCGGGTGTGGTGGTTGTTTCCATGGTGAGTGTCCTTTCGGGACTAGAGGTGCCCGTTGAGGGCGATGTGAAGTTCGGCTGCGGCCTGCTCAAGACTGGCGGCAGGGTTGTCGTATGCGTCGAGCAGTTCTTGTGCTGCATCGACGACGAAGTCCTCGAACATCTCCGGGTCGGCGACGATCATGCGGGCGGTGTTGAGCGGAGCGTTCATCAGCAGCCCGCTCCCTCGTGGCTGACCGCCACCTCGAGGAAGTCGCGCGCGGACTCGAGCGTCTTGCGGACGTGCTTGAGGTTGGCGACGTTGCCGTAGTTGATCTGGCCGACGCCGTTCAGGTCGGCTTCGGAGTTGAGGGCGTGCGCGATGAGCAGGTGTTGCAGGTCTTCGACCAGCTCGCCGACGGCGATGTGCTCGGCGCGGTAGGACTCGGTGAAGCCGAGGCGGTTGGTGGGGCGGGTGCTGTTGGTCATGACTTCATTATCATGCCGACGATTGACAACTTGCAACGATCAACCGTGACGAATGTTTGTGTCTGGCCGAGGTGTTTCATGCGGCAACAACCGGCGCTCCGCAGCGCACTAGGCCGGTCCGCGGCTCTCCCGCGGCACCATGCCTCGGCCAGACAGTTCTGATACTAGCGGACCTGAACGGAGAGCGACTCGCTGGTCGTTTCCGCGAACTCGTCCGGGTCGAGGCCACGCTCGCGCAGTGCGCCGACTCGCCAGTAACTAATCCCGGCGCAGTCGCGCAGCGCGCGGGTGACGACCTGCCACGACGGCTCGACCTCTCCGGTGTCCGGGTCGATCACCCGTTCGTCGAGGGCACGCGACACGACATGCTTCGTTGCCTCTTCGTGGTCCCACTTGCGGTTGCGGCGCTTCGACACCTCGACGAGTCCGAAGGTGGTTTCGGTCTTGCGACCCGGCGCTGCAGCGTGCACGGCTTCAACCAGTTCGCGCTCACGATCACGAAGCTCGGCGATGCGGGCGCGCGTGTCGAGCAGGTCGGCGACAAGCTCATCAAACGTCATCACACCGCCTCCGTCCCGTAGCGCATCACGAACAAGGTCGGGTCCCAGATCGGTTCGTCCTCGTCCCCGTAGAGCACGCTGACGCCACCGGCCGAGTGCAGCACGAGGCAGGGGACGCCGTCCCGGTGCGGCAGCGGCGGGGCGATCAGAGTTCCCGCTTCACGCTCGCAGGCTGCGAACAACAGCGAGGCGATGAACACACCGCCCGGTATGTCGCTCATGCTGATCCCGAAGTCGGACGTGTGGCCGATCGTGTCGGCGATCATGGCGAGCACGTCGCGCGGCGTCAGCAGGGAGAACAGCAGCGTGTAAGACCACACGTCGTGTTCGCCGATGTGCTCGACGCGGATGGCCGCGGTGTCGTCGGCGACCGGTTCCCAAGAGACGGTCATTCTGGGTCTGCCTCTGTCCGGGTCATGATGACCGGACCGACCTTCTTCGGCTCTTCGTCGGTCTGAAAGACCCACACGCCGGTCGGGTGGCCGATGGACAAGAAGCAGCCGCCGAGGCCGAAGACCCATTCGATGTAGGCGTCGGCGTTGAAGAACGGGACGAGCATGTCCGGCAGGCCGTGCTCCCACGTCGCCCGGTCGTAGGCGAACCGGGTGAGGTTGGGCCACTCGCCGAGGTACGCGTCCTCGAACGATTCGGCTGCGACCTCGAGGCTCTGCTCGTTGATGCGCGCCCACGCTTCGAGCGCGGGCCAGTCGTGCGACGCGATGCGGTCGAGTGCTTCCATCAGAACGCACCTGCCTCGAACGGCTCGTCGCCCTCGACGGTGATGCCGCGGGCGCGAGCGTCTTGCTCCCACATGCGCTGCTCGGCGAGCAGGAGTGTGTCGAGCAGGTCTTGAAGCCGGTGCCCGAACGGACTGCCCGACTTGCGTTGGTCTGCTTCGTAGCCTCGGACGGCTCCGATGAGGTTGTGGAGGTCTCCGGCCTTCGCCTCGAGGACGACCCGGTCGGGATGTGCGACTGCGATCTTCATGCTGCGACCTGCTTCTCGGTGAGGGCGGCGGCGATCGCTTCGGCAATCTCGATCGGGAGGAACAGGTGCTCGTGTGCGGTGAGGTTGACGACGACGTAGCGGGAGCCGTCGTCGCTCGTCTTCACCTCGGCGGTGAGCTGGTCCTCGTCCTCGACCCCACCGGTGCAGACGTGGACGTAGCGGGAGAAGAAGCGGCCGCCGTCGTAGCTGGTCGTCCGCTCGGCGACGAGCTTCGACGAGTAGGCCGTGGTCTCGTACTCGGTGCCGCTGTCGAGCGTGTCGGTCGAGGTGTCGAGCCGGACGCCGGTGGCGTCGTGTCGGATCGTATGGATGTTGGTCATGTTGCCCTCCCTGGGCGGTAGGTGGTCGGACCGATAAGTCCGGGAGGGCGACCGGCCGGGGGGAGCCGGTCGCCAACCCGCACCGATCAGCCGAAGCGTCGGTCGCGAGCCGCGTCAAGCATCTCGCGCACCTCTGGGGTCCGGGTCGCAGCGACCGCCCATTCGGGCACAAGCGCAGTCAGGCAGTCCGCTGGACTCTGCGGACGCACCGAAGCGTTCGCGAGATATGGATGATCGGCTGGGCGACCGGCTGCTTTCCATGCGGCTCGGTCAGCGAGGAACTGGTCGATGTCGGACATGGGCGGGACCTCCTCGGGTCGCGGTAGGGGCGGTGTTGCCATGCGCCGATCATCGGCCATGTGTTGACAATGGTCAACGATCAACGTGCAACCGCTTCGGTTCTCCGAACCTTTCCCTGCGGGTCGGCGAATCTCGCCATGCCTCGCGGCACTCGTGGCAGCAGAAGAACAACGCGCGCGATGGGTCGCCGCACCACTTGCATTCGTAGCGGGGTTCACTCTCGGCGGCGTGCACCTTCTGAGACTAGCAACATGAAGCCGAGCAGCAGGGCGAGCGCGAGATAAGCCTGCGGGGTCGTCATACGAACTCATCGCCAACCTTGACGAGGTTGTAGATCGCGTAGCGCAGAGCCTTCGACCGGCTCATCGAATGACGTTCGGCGAACTGGTCGAGCGCCTCGATGATCGCGACGTCCATCTTCGCGCTGATCCATTCTTTGTCGGAGCCGCTCATGACGCCACCTCCGGTCGAAGCAGATGCAGATACGGGTTCGCCGGTCGACCGGTCCGTTCGATCATGGTCTCGCCGAGCGCGGTGATCTTGTGAACGCGGCCGGTGTTGCCGTTCGTCGTCTCGCGCGTGGCGATGTTGCCGAAGCGGTCGAGCGCGTAGGTGACGAACCCGTCTTCGTGCAGCTCGCCGAGGCGGGTCGCGGTCTGGTTCGGTGACCGGTCGAGAAGCTCGGCGATCTGTCGAGCGGTCATCGGGCCGCGGTACGACAGCGCGACGAGGACTTTCATCCGCTGCGATCCCTTTCGGGGTGTCGTGCCTGCCTTCCTCGAGGTGGCCGGGTGCGATGCTCCCGTCTTGCCTTCGCGCTCGAGTCGAGCAGTCATGTCGGTGGTGCTGATGAGGCCGGAGCCGCAGCACGTTGGGCATTGAATCATGTGTTCCATGAGGGCGAGCGTACTGACGGGTGTTGGTCTTGACAATGATCCCGGCGTACCCTCCCGCGCATGGCTCAACCGAAGGAGAGCGCCATGACCGAACAGACCAGACTTGCGAAGCCGTTTCGTGCCTCGCTCATCAAGAAGAACCCGACCGGGTACGGCGACTACGTCCCGCACTCGGCCTACGTGGAGCGGATGCTGCACCACGGCGGGTACGACTTCGAGATCGTCGAGATTATCCGCGGCGAGTTTCAGGACAAGTCGAAGCAGACCGCGGTCGGCGTCGTCGGATGCCTCGCCCGTTTGACCGCGACCGTCGACGGGAAGGTCCGCACGGTCGTCGAGGTCGGCGACTGCGAACTCCCGTCCAACTGGCCTCACGACGGAGCGCGACTCAAGGACGCAGCCTCGGACGCGTTCAAGCGTTGCTGCATGCGCGGGTTCGGTCTCGGCCTGCACCTCTACTGCGGCGACAGCTACGCGCTGTACGACGCGCTCGCGCAGCGCGACAAGACCGCAGCCGAGTAGTGGCAGGCGTCGACCATCCCTTCGCCATCGTCCCGTGCTTGATGCTTCGCGAGGTCCGAGCGACTAGCGTTGTGGTCTACGCGGTGCTCGCCGAGCACGCGAACGCCGATCAAGAATGTTGGCCGTCAATCGGGAGGATTGCAGACCGCGCCAACGTCACACCGAGCACGGTTCGGGCGGCGGTGAAAGAACTCGAGGCGAAGGGATGGCTGACCGTCCGGGGGCGAGTGACAGAAGACGGGCGACAGACCTCAAACTTGTTCAAGGTCCGGCGCGTCCGGCACTCCGATGTGACCCTGCAAGAACTTACAGGGTCCCCCTCTAAGAAACGAAAGGGTCCCGGTCCGAAAAGTGACAGGGGAACTAGACCTAAAGAACAAGACCCATTGAAGAAGGCTTCGCCGAAGTATCGGACGGCAGCCGAAACGAGGGAGATGCTTGATGACCTCAACACCGACGACGCGGTCGACGATCTGGGCGATCGCGTTCGCAGCGCTCGCGACGAGCTGCGCGGCTGACGACCCGCTCGTCCAACCGACCACGACTACAATCGAACCCGAGGGCGTGAACGTCGGGTTCGCCGATCCTGCTACTGCGGGACCGGGTCACGCGGGTTCGATCCCCGCCACGTCCACCACCACCACGACCACCACGACGACCGTGCCGCCGACCACGACCTCGAGCGCGCCGCCGACGACCACGACCGCCGCTCCGGCACCGCGAGCGACCAACGATGTACCGGCTCCGATTCTGGACGCGGTACAGAGTTTGTGGCCCGAGGACGAATGGGACCGGGCGCTCTCGGTTGCGTTCTGCGAATCGAACTACCGGCTCGATGCAGCCAACCCGACCTCGTCCGCGCGTGGAGTGTTCCAACTGCTCGCACCCTGGACCCGCGACCCTGGCTCGGGCCGCACCGTATGGGGATGGGACTACACCGACGACGGCGAGAAGCTGTCCGCCGCTGCAGGACTTGGCATCGCGCAAGAGGACGCTCGGACGGGTCTGGCCAACATCACCGTCGCGCATCGCATCTGGCAGTCCGAAGGCTGGGTCCCGTGGGCGGCGAGTCAACTGTGTTGGGCCGAGTGATGAAGCGCTCCGGCCCGATCCAACGCAAGACGCCACTCAACCGAACCTCAAAGAAGACCGCGAAACGGGACCGCGCTCGAGCGAAGTTCAGGGACGAACAACTCGCCGAGCGACCTTCCTGCGAAGCGCGCGAAACGATCTGGACCACCGACCCTACGTGGGACGGGTGCACCTACTGGGCGACAGACCTGCACGAGCCGCTAACTCGGGCGCGTGGCGGCAGCGTGCTAGACGAATCGAATACGATTGCCACATGCCGCTCATGCCACCGTTGGATTCACGACCACCCGAAGAAGGCGACGGCGACTGGACTGCTACGAACGGCAGACGCTGGAGCCTGACCCACTACGACGACATTCTGACCGTCAACAAGGAACGCTCGGTCCACTGGTCGACCCGTTCGTCGGTCGTGAAGGCATGGCGCGAGGCCTACGCGTGGCTCGCCATGTCGTCGAAGCTCCCGACGAACGGGTCGGTCGGCCCTTGCCACATCGACGCGGTTCCCTTGACCGCTGGTCGGCGGCGGCAGGATGTGGGCGCGTGCCTGCCAGTCGTGAAAGCGGCGATCGATGGCCTCGTCGATGCTGGCGTGTGGCCCGACGACACACCCGCGCATGTCTTGTCGGTCCGGTTCTGGCCGCAGCAGCTAGGCGCTGACTCGGGTCTGCGGCTGGTGATCTCGGAGGACTGAAAACGACAACCGCCCCGACCGTCTGGCCGGGGCGGTGTCGTCGATGCGAGTCGATCAGGCGACGAACACGCCGTCCTCGACCGGCCAGGTGTAGCCGTTGCCGGTCCAGACGGTACGACCCTGACGACGTGCCTTGTCGGCGTACTCGGCGGACATGGCCCGGTCGTAGGCGTCTTCGACGCTGACGTACATGCCGACCATCCGGGCGGGACGACGGTGGAGGGGCAGGTCGGTCCAGTTGGGGCCGAGGACGATCGGGTTCGCCTTGTCCCATTCCATCTGGGCGCGGACCTTGCCGACCATGGTGGCGGTGACGTAGTCGTCGGTGAACATCGCGACGACTTCGGCGTCGGTCTGACCGGCGATGATGAACTGCTCGACGAGGTGGCGGTAGTTGTTGCGGATGCGGACGGTCGGGCGGGTCGTGGTCTTCATGGCGATCTCCTTGCGGTTTGTGGTTGCTGCCATGTCTTTAGTATCAGCCGTACATTGACAACTTGCAACGATCAAACGACCCGAACGTCGCCGACCGTCCCGGCGCTCACATCGACCGTGACCGACCCGGACCGGCGCGCGCCCGCACCAGCCGACTCCGCGTACTGCGGCGAACCTGCATCCTCGCTCGGGCATTGAATCCATGTGCGCGGGCCGAGCCACTCATGCCGGAACGAATGGAAGTGACCAGAGATGAGCAGGTCGGCCGCACCGATCGGGCGATGGTTGCCTGCCTGCTTGTCGTGCCACGCTTGAGCCTTGCCCTGCCCGCCGACTTGATGACCGTGGAACAGACCGACCCGCAGCCCGTCGACCTCAACACACACGGTGAGGTCATCACCCGGCACCGCCCACGACACGTGACGGTAGGCCTCGAGGTCCATGCACGCCCAACGGCAGTCGTCGATCGCAGCGGCGTCGACGTTGTCGCCGACGATGTGGTCGCGCTTCCCTTGCCGGTTCTCGCCGTGGTTGCCGGGTACCGCGGCGACGGTGACCGACTCGGCGAGCGTCGCGGCCTTGTCGATGACCGCCATCGCCGCCTCCCGGACGACCGCCCGCTGTTCCCGGTCGGTCATCTCAACCGAGTAGAGCTGCTGCGCCCCGTAATGATTCGGCGAACACGATTCGACAAGGTCACCGCCGAAGCAGACCAGCACGTCGCCGGGTCGACCGGCCTGCTTCCACGACTGCTCGAACCGGGCCGGTAGCTGGCCGAGCGACTCGAGGACATGCTCGATCGTGCCTGCCTTGCCGACCTGCCAGTCCGACGTGGCCCACACCTGCCCGCCAGAGGCCTCCGAGAGCCTCGTGGTGCGCTTGCGGCGTCGTAGCGCCCTCACGAGGTCGTCGAGGTCTGCGAAGGCTTTAGAGCGGCGCACCGCGGTGATGCGGTAATACCAGCACCACTCACCCGTGCCTGCCTTCTGTTGCCACTTGCGGACCTGCAACGTGCCCGGCTTGATCGCCCACTCGGAAGGGTCGAGCCGCATCTCGGCGAGGATGCCTGCCTCGTCCGGGTCGATCGCTTCGGTCGTTGCGAGGCCGGTGAACTCGGCGACGCCTGATTCGTGGTTGACGATGTGGCCCGGTTCCCATCCCGGAGGGGGACGGTCCGGCCCATTGTGATGGGCGGTCAGCCGGGTGAAGTCTTCAGCGGCGGACATGGTCTCGCCAACGGATCAGGGACGAGTAGCCGATGTCGACCCCGACCTCTTTCAGACTGCGATGTATCGCAGCGAGCGAAGCAGCCTCGTCGGCGAGCGCTTCGTTGACCGCATCGAGCAGATCAGGGTCGGCGACCTCGAGGTGCGTCATGATCTGCCCGAAGCTCGGCCGTCTAGTCGGCGAGATGCTGGTCTTGAACTGATCTGCTTTCGACACGATGCGCCTCCAGATGGTCGTCGAGCCGCTCGGACACGTGCTCGACGCGATCAAGAGTAATCGCCGAGCGTTCATCGACGCGCGATAGCAGCGCGAGCGACTTGCCGTGCTGCGCTTCGTTCTCGTGCCGTAGCTGTCGAAACTGAAACGCAGCGCTCAGGCTGATGCCTGCCAGCATGAACAACCCGGAGACGATCGCGACCCAGAGTTCCATCGTTAGTCGAGCAGCGCCGCCCACGTCACCGGTCCAACGATGCCGTCGGCGGTGAGACCGTTGGCCGACTGAAACATCCGGACGGCCTTGAGGGTGGCGGGTCCGAACGCCCCGTCGCTCGTCAGCGGGTAGCCCTTGTTCGTCAGTTGGGTCTGCAAGAACTCAACGACCGCGCCGCGCTGCCCGCGCTTCACGACCGTCTTGCGGCACGCTGCAACAAACTTCGCGACCTCGGCGAGCACGTTCTTCGGTTCTGGCTTCGGCAGGTCATCAGAGCCGTCGGGCATCGGACCATCGACCCATCCCTGCGACGTGAGAGCCTGCACGTGCCACCACTCACTGCGCACGGTCGCGCGAAGGCCGTGACGCTCGAGGAACGGGTGAACCTCCGCTCGGGCCTGCGCGCGGCTCCGGTTCCACGGACGCTTCAAGTCGACGGCATGCCCGTACCCGTCGCCCTGCACCATGTGCCAGCTACCCTTCGGGGTCCAGTCATACGGGAACGCGGCACCGGTCCGCAGGGTGCGATTCGGGTCAGCCGCGAGGTTGCCGCGCCCTGCCTTCCACTTCGCGAACAACGCTTCTTGCTTCGCACGGTCCCGGACTGCCGGGTATGTGCCGTAGCGGCTCAAGCTCGGCTCGGCGAGCAGCCGCTTCACCCGGTAGGCGAGGACCGGATGCACACCTCGCAAGTTTGAGTCGAGAGACATTAGTCGTCGAGGTCGTCGTCGGACTGCGGGGTCAGGTCGATCAGGCTCGCGTCGGGTCCCCCGATCGGGCCGCGGACCGCGGCGTAGCTCTTTACGACCGAAAGCACGCCAGCGACGAGCGACGCCTGCAGCGCGTCGCTGATTCCCACGTCGAGCATCCCTGCCCCGTCGGTGCCGATGAGGGCGAGCAGCGTCTGGCAGAACGCGGCGACTGCCCGCTCGGCGGCGTCCTTGAAACTGTTAGAGCTGAACATGGAACAACAGGCTAGTCGTTGTCGTCTTCGGGCGAAAGGGCGAGCGAGACCATGTGCATGAAGAACGCGACCGCGGTGACGGTCAGCGCCAGCTTGAACGTCTGCGATCCGGGCGGCAGCGTGATCAGAATGTAAGCGGACCCGGCGAGGGTCCATGCAAGGATGAAGACTTCGCGCAAGTATCTCATCGGCGGTTCCTTCGACGTGTTGGGCCAGACGGTCCGGCAGGTGCGGACGGGCCAGCAGTTGGAGCGGGTGGCGGTGTCGGGCGCGGCATGGCGAGTGCCGCTGTCGACGCTGCCGTGACAGCGATAACTGTCCGGCGCTCGCCGTTCGTAATAGTGGAGTCGGTTCGGGTGAAGTCGTCCAGAGCACCCGAGAATGTTTCGTCAGCGACGGCGTCCTCGAACACCTCTTTCACCTCATCGGGCGCGTCATCGAGCACTTCTGCGATCGCTGCAAGCTGCTCGTCTGCAACGTCATCGAACGACTCCTGCTCGAGCATCGCTTCTACGTCGGCGACCGCTATGTCCTCCGGCTCGACTGCGATCACTTCAACGATCGCCTCGGCCAGTTCCTCGTCGGCGATTGCCGCTACGACCGCGAGCGCTTCAACGACCAGCGGCGGCGGCTCGGTTGTTGTCGTCGGCGGCGGTTCAGTCGTTGTCGTCGACGGCGGCTCGGTTGTGGTGGTCGGCGCGACGGTTGTGGTCGTAGAGGTAGTAGACGTTGTCGTCGTGGTCGAGGTGGTCGTCGGCGGCAGGGTCGTCACCGGGACCGGGACCGTCGTCGTCGAGGTAGTAGGGGTTGGGATTGCCGAGGTCGTCGGTGGGACCGTCGTCACCACCGGCAACGTAGTCGTAGTCGTGGTAGTCGTCGGCGGCGCTGTCGTCGTTGAGGTCGTCGACGATGTTGAGGTGGACGTAGTAGGCGGCAGCGTCGTCGTCGTCGGTGCCTGCGTTGTCGTGGTCGTAGTTGATGGCGGTGCCTCGGTGGTCGTTGTGGTCGTCGTCGGGGCGGCGGTCGTTGTGGTCGAGGTCGTTGTGGCCGGCGCGGCGGTAGTCGTGGTCGGCGGCGCTTCTGTTGTAGTCGTCGGAGCAGCAGTCGTCGAGGTGGTGGTCGTAGATGTAGTGGTCGAGGTCGTACTCGAGGTCGTGGTTGTTGTTGTGGTGGTCGGTGGCGACCAGCCCTCATCCGAGAACGTCACCGCCATCGACCCGGTCGGCACCGTGTAGTTGCCGCCCGACTCCCGTTGGAACGTCGTGAACCGCAGAACGTAATCGCCCGCCTCGGGTGTGAGGTGCAGCTTCGCCGAATAGCAGTCGCCCGTGTCGTTGTGATTGCCGTCGTCGTTTGACGCCACGGTCGCCCCGGTGGAGTCAAACAAGATCAGCCACGGGTCGACCTGAGTGGCGAAGTCGAGCGGGCAGTCGACCCCGGACGATGCGATGACGTGCAGCAGCGTTTCACCGTCGAGCGATAGGTCCCAGTCGACGTATGGGTCGTCGGCCGACACCGACACGTTCCACCCGTCGGCGTAGACCGGCGCGACCGGGCCGACGAGGGCGATCAGATAGGACGCCGCGAGTGCGGCTCTACTCGTCCGGCGGGTCCAGGTCCGCAGCCGCATCGTCGCCGCTCTCGGCTTCGGCGACGCGCGCACTCAGGATCTCGTTCTGCGCCGTGAGGACGGCGATCTCGAACTGCTCGGGGAATCGTGTCTGGAGGATCGCGAGGACCCGGTCGGTGATGTTCGTCTCGGTCATGCGGACTCCAGCGTAGCAACCCGAGCGTTCAGGTCTTGGATCGCCGGGAGGAAGTAGGTCGACAGCTTCTCGTAGTCGACCGCCTCGATGATCGGGTCTGGTGGCGTGTCGGGGTCGTCGTCCGATGGCGGAGGCGTCGACCATTGAACGATCGACGGCATGACGAGGTTCGCCTCCTCGGCGATGAGACCGTAGTCGCTCCGGTCGTCCGGGACGCCAGCCGGGTCGCCGTCGAACATCGACTCTTTCCACTCAAACGTCCGAGGCCGGAGGTTGTAGATCTGCCGCCAGGTGTCATCGGCGTCGACGATGTTCTCCTTGTATCGCTGCGATGACGAGTTGTAGCCGAGGAGTCCGTCCGAGTTGCGGCGGCGCATCGTGTACCAGCCTGTGATGCCGGGGAAAGCCGAGTTGATGTAGTGGTAGCCGTTCGACGCGATCGTGTACCGGTCGGCGAGTCCGCCTCGGCTTGTGCCGGTGCGGGTGACGATCCCGTAGGCCGAGATGTAACCGAGCGCCGGACTATCGGACCCGGAGTTAGTCATTCCGAGTTCGGCGTAGTTCGTGACGCCGCTGTCGAGGACCGACACGGCTCGGTTCTGCGACAGCACTTGCAGCTTGCCGGGTGCCGTCGTGATCCCGATCCCGACGTTGCCGTTCTGATGCACGGTCATTCGGGTCGTGTTGTTCGTCGAGAGATAGATGCGACCGTTGGAGGTTTCGTTCTTGACGTGCAGGTCGTCGTTGTCCGGGAAACCCATGTACCCGACCCGACTGCTGGTGTCCCGAAAGCTAATGTACGGTCCCTTGTTTGCGCCGCTGTTGGTCTGGAGCCGCATGATCTCGCCACCGCTGCTCCGGAGAACCTGGAACGGCACGACCGGAGTTGTCCCGATGCCGAGGCCAGCCGTGTCGAATACGAAGTCGACGCCGGTCGCGCCGTCGTCCTTCGACACGAAGATTCGCATCGACTTCGGGTTCGACGTCTGGCTCAGCGACGTGATGTAGTTGCCGTTCGATCCTCCGTGGAACGCGATCGCCTGACTCGACGATCGACCGAACAGGAACTTCGCCGACGACGAGGTCACCGAGTTCGCGCTCTGGAACGCGTCGATCTCGGTGGGCGTGAG